CACCTACCATCTTGATCCGATAGTTGTAGGTTTTTTCGCTTTCAGTTAGGTATTTTGCAAATGGTTTCATATGAGTGTCCTATGGTATATTTATTCTTTTTGAGTGTTTTGGTCTTTACCGCGTAGCAGTCGTTCCAATAAATCATTGCGGCTCAGCACCATGCCCTGGGCTGTTTCCATTGGACCGGCTCCTGGCTCTTCTGTTTTGACATTTTGATCCAGCCGCATCTTCTTCAATTGCAGATCGATCATCTTGAGCTTTTTGTCCAGTTTGGCTGTTTTGGCTGTGATAGCATGGCCCAACATGTTGCTGGCCACACCAAATATCTCACTGGCAAATCTCGAATCCACTTGCATGCCTAGATCCATGAGATCTTTGTAGCTGTCTTGTGCCAGTGTGGCCAGGTCGTCCATTTCTTTGTCAGAACTTTCTAAACCACGCACAGCAGGCAATGCAGCATTGATTTTGTCTATGCTGTCGTCTAGCGCAGCAAGAGTTTGACGTGTGTTTTCTGCTGGCGGCGCAGCAGGCGAATCTTCTTCAGTGGATGGAGGTAAGTCGAATAACTCTTCGAGTTTTTTGGTCATGCCATATTTAGTGGCAAAAAATGCCCGGTATTAAGTTCTACCGTTATGGAACATGTCCAGTTCAGTGATCACTCTGAAGCTGAGACCATTGTGTTTGCACCATTTCATTGCTTGATCCCATTTGGCATAATTCACTGCTACCACTGCACGGTCTCTTGAATTCATCTTGCTTTCGACCACGCTTTGCTTCTTGGGTTTGATTTCAATCAATTCGGCACGCATGGTGTTGTCTTTGGTTCTATAGCTCACCAGGAAATCAGGAATGTATCGTGACATCTTTCCTGTGACCGGATTGCGATAAGGTATAGCAATGCTTTCACTTGCCCATTGCAGGATGTGATCATTGTTGTCGCAAAATCTCATGAAGCTGAGTTCCCATCCTGAGCGATATCTAGGGATCCCGTTGCCAACATATTTGGCTGCGTTTTGAATTTCGTATTTTCCGTTGGCCCAGTGACTCATTGTAGTACTGCCTGTGCTGGATAATAATTAGGAACCACTGCTGCTCCTACGCCCAACAGGGTTGCTCGATCACGAATAAGATTCAAATAGTATGCCAGTGACACATTGAGGTTCATGCCGTTGCCCTGACCTTCAAATCCTTGCAACAATGTCAGCACAGGAATGTTGGTCAGTTCTGCCACGCGGAATAGACTCACGGTAAAGTTGCCTGCTGTTCGAGGCAGAGTCATTTCTTTAAGGAAGAAACTATACACAATATCATATTCAGCCGCAGGCACATTGGTGTCGTAGGCATAAAATCTGTCAAACACTCTCACGGTCTGATCGATGTTGTAATTTGTAGCATTAACTGTGGTCATTTTATCGTATTCCTGCACGCTGTGTCAGTGTTGGCCCAGCTGGTTGTGTGTTGTTGGTGTTGGTCTGTGCAGTCGGAAATATCCAACTATCGGCTTTGTTGGCTGCGGCACGTACCGCGCCTGGCAATGCTTGTTTGAGAGCATCTTTGCCCAAGGCAGTGGCTTCATTGACAACCAATGCCTTGAGCCCACCGGCTTTCTTGTTGGTGTTGTAGAATGTGCCAGCCTTCTGTACAGCACCGATCATGCCCAGTACTGATCCAGAACTGAGATCGTTTGCGATTCCGTCCACGGTATCCAACAATCCACCTTGACCAAATATGCTGTTGGTAGATCCTGGACGAGCGATTGGACTTGTGGTCTGATCGTAGTGTGTGGAATTTTTTCCAAATCCTGGTGCTGAGCTGTTGGGCGCTTTGTCGTAGTATTTGACCGTTTCATAATCGATGGTCATTGAATTCTGCATCAGTCCATTGCCTTGTGCATAATCATATGTGTCATGTTGCCATGCAGTGATCAACGGATTGATCAACACATATTCTGCATATTTGTGATTCTTATCAAACCCGGCTATGCGTATGTCTTTGAAGAAAGGAGGCTTTCCACTGGTTGAGGTTGACGAGTTTGTACCGTCGCCGTAGCTCTCACCAATAAATCCCCAATCAGTCACCTGACGGGTATTATAGATATCTCTTTCCCATCCACCAAAGCCGTTTTGTTTGTTGCCGCTTTTGCCTGCACTGCCATTGGTATTGGGTATGCTACCATATTTCTGGCTGGAATCTTTATAGTAGTAGAGAAAATAATTATACCACATGTTACGTACCACATCGCCACCATCATCGTGAAACGTGATATTAACAGGATTGTATTTGATTTTGGTCTGTACAATTCTTTTACGATTGTACTGATTCAGAGTAGATGTGTCGACGGTATACGTGGGTAAGGATGCTGTCTTGACCACATAGCTCAGATTGGTTATATCGTCTGAAGCGAATATAGAATTCAATGCTGGTATCTGTTCAACATTGACTGTGAATGTAACATGGAAGAGAAACTTAAATCTTGGTTTAAGTTCATATGCATTGCTTCTGAATACCTTGCTGGCGTGGGTGTAATCACGTACACCATCCACGCCACCAAAGAATCCCTTAGCGAAATCTTGGCCGAAACTGCCCACGAGTATTACGCTGCGCCAGCGCCTGTTACCACGTCACCTATTGTTCTACCAATCACACCGCCAACGCCCGAGTCAGAAAGACCATTAGGTCCAAGTTGAGCAGCATTGTCAAAGGCAATGGTCATGCTCACGGTCACTGCTTCGTTGGTGCCATAATTCATAGCACCGTAGTCTGCACCTTTGAGGTAGCAGCCATACAATTCCCAAGATTCTAACACAACCGGTGTGCTGGCTCCGTTGCCGCCGTCTAAGATTTCAAATCTTGTGACAAACTTGTAATCAATACCGCTGGCAGCACTGGACATCTCCAAGAAGTCCATTTGTTTCTGTAGCTGTTCGCCTACCAACTTAGATACTGAGTTAGATGCATCATCACGTACTTCACATGTGGTATCTGCCCAGGTGTGTCGGCCTGCCAACTTCAATGTGCTGTTGTAGATTGGCACTGCGATTTCTTCAAAAGTAAGATTTGGTCGTGCAAAACTAATCACCTGCTTGGTCAATTCAGTAGTGGGTGTTGAAACACCAAAATTATCAAACATCACTCTAAAGCGATATCTAAGTTTGGGCATTAACAAACCTTGGGTTGATGAGCTTTGGTCACTCGCCAAGGGTACTGTCATGCGCTGTAATGATGAAACTGCCATTTGTTATCTCTCCTATATGTTTATTTACCTTTGAGAAGAGGCTGATTTCTCAGCCTCTCGTCATGCTTATTAACCGCCAGCAGCAATTGCGCCAGTGTTCTTAATACGTAGAGGAATGTAGATAAACTCCACAGCCTTCACTGGTTCGATAGCAACATCCACCCACAATTCATTTCTGTCAATGCGCGACGGAGTGTTATTGGTCAAGTCACACACCACCAGATAGTCGTAGATAGCACGTTTGGCTACCAAGTCAATCATCAAGCTGTTGACCAAATTAGCAATCGAATTACGTGTGATCTGATCGTTTGGTTCAAACAAGAACAATTTGCCAACTTCTTCTAAGCGACCACGCAAGAAGCACACCAAACGTGCCACGTTGATACGATCCAAAGCAGTTGTGGTTGTTGTGGTAGTCTTGTTACCAAAGTTTGTGATACCAATTCCTGGAATAAATGTGATTGGGTTGATATTGCGTTCGTACAAGATATCTCTTACACTTTGGCTCACACCAATCTGTGTAAATTCACCTGTGGTAGCATTGATATAACCAATTGCGGTGGCATTATCAACCACACCGCGACGTGTGCCAGCAGGTGCCAACCATGGATAACTCACTGCATCTGAACGCAGTATAGTACGTACCATCATGTGACTTGGAGGTTGCACCACAGTACCGCCGCCTAAATCTGTAGTCAAGCAACTTGGATAGAATGCACCAGCATAGTTACTGGTACTGCTGTTGCCATCTTCTGTTGGTAGACCTAGCCCGTTGTTGTTGGTAGCCCATTCAACCAAGCTGTTGCCATCTTGCGGCAATCGCATCGGAGTGTCGGCAACCACAAACAATGTGTTGTTACGCTCATTGCTGAGTGCAATCATGTTTGGAGTCAACTCAGGATATGCAGGAGTGGCGATGATGTTATATTGATTTTGTTCTTCTCTAGCAGCCAGGCTAGTATCGATACCACTCTTCATCGCAGCCACAACCATCTTGCGTTGTGCCTGACGACCACCGTACATGGCACCGTTTGGACGGTTGCCTGAAGCTGTGAGCCATGTGTTAAGTACAATCTCATCCCAGTATCCTGTGTTGCTTGGGGCATTACCAGTTGTGGCAACAGTACAAACATAGATACCATTGTTATAGCTAACAAAGTCATTCACAGCATAGGTGCTGGTATTTGAATACGCATCAATTGCATAATCGGTAGCAGTTGTTGTAAAGTAATCCATCTGGAAACTCTTGACATTATAACCGCTGCGACGTGTGTTCCAAAGCAACATGCCTTGTGGATATAGTGAAGGGCTTGGCGCGTCTGGGTCCATGTAGTCACTAGTCAGCAAGCTGAGAATCGTTGGCAATGGATCTGCCACAGGATCTGTAGTGCCGTTTGAAGCCCAACGAGCGTCTGCAAACAAGATACCATTTTGCGTGGTCTGATCTGTTGTATCAATTTCTACCCAAAGCTCATTTCCGTTCTGAGATTCCCAACGATATAGTTTGGGATAGTTTTCTAAGTCACTGGTATCCACCCATAGATCACCGTAAACCAGTGGAGATTCTGCTGTGTCATTTTGTGTTATCGGAGCAGTGGCCGACACAATTGGTCCCGACGCATTGGTATTTGTCCAGTCATATCCACGGACGTCATTGCGGACATTCTGATAAGCT